GGTGTCAAGGCTTCACTTCCGCAGGCGGGTCGGCCATTGGTTGAAGACCTTGCCCAGCGACGAGACGTTGATGATCTGCTGCGTGTGCCAGCGCTGGGTCGCGCCCGCCTCGGTCTCGACCGTCAGGAGCGAGCCGTCCCAGAGCGACGCGCCGCAGATCGAGGCCGAGCGGATCTCGCCGACCTTGCCCGCGAGCTTCGCGGCGTAGGCGTTGAAGCTGGCGGAGGCGTTCTCGCGGGCGTCGCGCACGAAGCGCTCGACCTTCTCGGCGCTGATCGAGACGATCTCGGGGTCGCTGATGCGACGAGACACTCCCGCGTGCGCGACAATCGCCTCGACCGCCTTGCGGAAGGCGAGCTTCTGCTTGTAGTCGCCGTCCACGAAGCTGCGCGGGTACGGCGCGTAGACCTGAAGGTCGTTGCCGACCGCGTCAAGCTCGGCCTCGATGCGCGCGACCCAGTTGCGGACGCGCTGCTCGGCGCGGGCGATGGCGTCGGCGCGGAGCGGCTCGACGGCGGCGAGGATGATCTGGACAGACTGGCTCATGGGGTCTCTCCCGGCTGGCTGCCGCCCGGCCCGATGCCCGGCGGCGTGAGGAGGGTTATAGGACGCGGCGTCCTAGTGTGGCAAGAACTATTTTGCGTCCGCGTGCATTTTCTTTCGACCTCCTAGGATGCCCCTAGAACGCAGGAAGGGGCCGGGGGAGGCCGGGAGTGCCCGGGGATGCCTTCCGGCGCTCCACGGGCTATCCTCGGGCGTTCTGGACCCCTCCTTAGCCGACGTGGACGTGGTCGCCGCCGCAGAACGGGCAGCCGAGCCGGTCGCCCGCGCGCTCGATATGCTGGCGCGAGGCGCGGAACACGCCGCCGCAGTCCTCGTCGAGGCAGCGGACCTTGATCATGCGGGTCGTCTGCTTCTTGCGTCCCGACAGGTTCAGGGTCGCGTGCGGGTACGGCCCGAGCGCCTCGGCGATCTCCGCGAGCTTCGCGCGCAGCGCCGCGCCAGCGACGGTCGCGGTCGGCTTGCCTTCCAGCCCGACCGCGCGCGCGCGGCGCACGAACTCCGCGCCGTGCCCCGACGCGCAGTCGTCGCTGGCATGGACAAGCTCGTGCGTCAGGATGTCCAGCGCCTGAACCGCGTCGGAGATGACCGGCGAGATGAAGATTTCGTTCACGCCTGCCTCGCTCATGCGACGCGCCCAGCACTCGCCGATGCGCTTGCGCGCGCTGCCGCCGCCCGGCCACGAGCAGGAGGTCTTAACGACCGGCACCTCGATGCCAGCCGCCGAGAAGATGCGGCTCGCGATGAGCGTCGCGCCGCGCTGGAGCCATGCCTCGCGGGTGTCGATGCCGGTGCTGTTCTTGCGCTTCGCCATGTGGGTCTCTCCCATCTTGCACCCCGGGGCCTATCCCCGGGGTCCGCGTTTAAATAGGGCCTAGCGTCCTACCTGTCAAGCCTTCTTCTTGGAGCGTCGAGCGCCGGGAGTGGCAGACAGGAAGGGTCGCGGCGACGGGCAGCAGGGGGCGCAGTTCAGGATGCCGCACTTGGGCGAGTGACCGGCGGCGCGGTCGAGTTCGGCGCGGCGGATCTTGCCGAGCCTCACGTCGATTGCAGACTGCTCCGAGCGGCGGTAGGCCAGCGCCTCGGCGAGGTGGTCAAAATAGAACTTATCCATTTCGCTCATACTCCCCTGTTTTGTCACCGGGGCCTGATCGCCCCGGCAGGACGGTGATATAGGGCCTAGCGCCCTACTTGTCAAGTGGGCCTCGCACCTCGTCGAACATGTCGAGGCGAAGCATCACGACCGCATCGATGTCGCGCGGGTCGCCGCGATCCGTCCTGCCGCCAGAGACTGCGTCGAGCGCGTTCGCGCCTGTGCGAATCAGGTCGCAGACGAAGATCCGCTTGTCCGCGTCGCGCACGATCAGCAGCGCGTCGATGTCGAGCGCGAGGGCGGTCTGGACCATGAAGCGGATCTTCGACGCATCCACCATAAGCCCGCCCATGCTCTCGATCTTCTCCATCGTGTAACGCCGCGCGCGGATGTCGGCGAGCGCGCGTATCGTGCCGAGCGGTTTGCCGAGCGGCGCGTCGAGGCGAAACGATGCCTCCGCATCGATGATGAAGTGCGAGCATCGTGCGTGGCGCGGAGCGCGAACCCACTCGACAGGACGCGCTTCCGGTGATGCGCTCCACGCAATCGATAGCCTGCATGTGACCTCGTCCTCGATGTCGTGATCGTGCTGCGTGACGTATGTCCTCATCTTCCTCTCCTCACTTCACGGTTTCGTACAACGCGCACACCCACATCGCGATGTACGACACCGCAACGACTATATTTATCAGGTACGAGAACTTCACCAAGCGGGTCATTTCTTTACCCTCCCTCGGTATGGGTTTTTGTGTGGGCGGTCCTCATGGGTGCCATGAAACCATCCTAGTTCATACGCCTCGGCCATGCGCTTGCGGATGAGGCGGTCGATCTCTGCGGCTAGCTCTGAAGGGCATGCCATACCTTGATATCGGCCCGAGAACACCTCGTAAGCGATGCGCTCGCCATCGGTCTTGCGTCGGCGGGTCATGGCTTGCCCTCCAGCGCACGATTGACAAGGGACCTGTTGTCGGCTTTGACACGCGCAATCTCCTCGCGCAACCGATCCGCCCGTTCGACCTCCTTGCCAAGCCGGTCCACATTCTCTCGTAGCCTCTCGTTCTCCGCGCGCAGATGCTCGACCTCCGCATTTTTGCGCGCGACATACTCGCCCAGCGACATCTCGATAAGTTGCCCACCGGGCGTGGAAATCACCACCTTGCCGTCCCACTCACTCATGGCTTGGCCTCCCATGTCAGCGCAGATATGATCGCGCTCTTGCAGCGTTCAGCATGGTCGTTGTGTTTTTGGAGCGTCGCATTGCTAACTGCTGGCCGACGCTCAAGCTCGCCCTCACGGAACCCGGCCCCCCACAGGGCCATCACCATTTTCAAGGCGTCGCTAGCCGAAATCCTCTTCTGCTCCAACTCCGCCACGCGGGCGCGGAGGCGGGTGATATCGGTCTGTGAAGCGGCGCCCTCGGCACGGAGGCGGGTTATCTCGGCGTCGCGCCTTTCAAGCGCCCCGCGCAGCCGCTCGTTCTCCGCGCGCAGCGCAATGACTTCATCCACCCTTCTCTCGACGCTGCTCAACGCCGCTGACCTAAGTCCGGATTGCATCTGGCGCGCTCGGTCCGCGCTCTCTGGCGTGTCGGCCATGGCCACAACGTCGCACGCGGCCAACCGCAACCCTTCGACTTCAAGCGCCCAGCGCAGCCGCTCGACCTCGGCCTTATGCTTTTCGATCTCGCGCACAGCCCAATGCTCCGCCTCGGATTTTGGTCGGGTCGGGTCCATGAACAGTCTCTCCAGTTCAGCGGGTGGCGTTGCTCGCTTGGATTCGCTCATCGTCCGTCCTCCAACGCATTGCGGAAATTCCACGCCGCCGCTGCGTCTGCGTGATCTCGTCCGTGAACTTCGATCAGCAGCCGCTGCGCTGGGCGCGGTTGAGCGATGTCGCACCAATGGTAGATACGAACGCCGATCAGGGATGTTTTCCCGCTCATGGTGGGGGGCATCCACCGCGCATCGACTGAGGTTTCCCCGCCCCCGCAGAACGGACACGGAGACAGGTCGGGCATGTCGTCGCTCATGGCTTGCCTGCATAGGCAGCAGCAGAACAGGTGACGCCGGGCGGGTTGCGTCGCGGACAGAATGAGTTCTGGCAGTTCATGTTTGCGCCAGCCGGACACAGGCAACCCGCAGCAGTCTCATAACGAATCGGAAAGCCTTGACGCAAGTCATTCCTCAGACGCTCGATCCCGGCCCACGCTTCGTCGCGTTCGCGCGTCAGCCGCTCGACCTCGGCCAGCAGCGTGGCGCGGTCCTCGTGCGCCGCCCATGCGGTCCCGGGAAAGTGAAAAGCAGAGGTCGCCCTCGAATTGAATTCATGCCGCTCGCGGATCTCCGCGATCTTGTCGCTCATCGTCCATCCTCCTCAGTTGTCCACGTTGATGTTCCCGCACGCCGCGAGCTTCATCTGCTCGGAGACGAGCTTGCTGCGAACAGCGATGATGTCGCCGAAGTGGCTGTCGATCAAGCTATCGATGTCCTCCATGACGCCTCGCGGGATCGGCTGCGATCCGTTCGCCCAGCGCCTGATCGTGCGCTCGTTGACGGAAAGCTCGGTGGACATGCGGTCCAGCCAATGCTCGCCATAGAGCATCATCCCGAGCGTCTTCACGGCACCATGCTCGCTCATGGCGTCAGCACGATCATGGCGTAGATGATGATCGCGGCCATGATGCCGACGAGCCAGTCGCTGATGGATGGCATACGCATTGTCGTTATCCTCACTCGTTGGGTTCGCTGTGGCCGGGCCTGCGGATGTGCAGGATGGCGGGGTGCCTCGATGCATTCAGCGCGCCGAGCGCGACAGAGTGGATCGCCTCCTGCGAGTAGATGGCTCCTGCCGCCATGCGCTCGATTTGAGCGATGGCGACGAGAAGCCTCTCGTTCTCGCGGCGCAGTTCGTCGCACTTCCTCTCGTCGATCACGACTGTCCTCCCTTCGTCGAGTTGCGCTCGTCGATCTGCTCGCTGATGCTGCTGACGTGGTCATCGATGTAGTCGCGCACGCCGCGCAGCTTGAGCGCGACGCTGGTGAACTGCTCGACCGAGCGCACCTGAGCCATGATCGGCATGTTCTGGTAGTCACGACCGTGGCGAGCGTGGCCGAGCGTTGCAGCGCAGCGGTCGAGCGCGTCGAGCGCCTGCTGGTACAGTTCCAGCACGATCTGCGGATCGCTGCCGTTGATGTTGATCGTCGGCATGATCATGCCGGTCTTCAGTCCAAGATTAAGCTTCATCGTCGTGTCCTCCTCATGCCTGCTTCAACGGAAAGTCGCCGTCGCGCTGCGCGGAAGTAAGCGCGCGCTCGACGATGCGCGCGGTCGTCGAGGTGCTGCTGCTGGGCAGCGGCTGGCCTCGAAACGGCGCGCTGTGACGGCTGGCGTGGAACAGCCTGCCGATCTCGTAGAGCCAGCGCTTGCGCTGGTCATCGGCGTAGCTGTCGTCGAGCGGCAGGCTGTCCTGCCGCTGGGCGAAGCCCCTGCGGAAGGCAGGCTCAACCAGCAGCGTGCGCCAGCGGCTGGCACGTCGGCTTGTCCTCGGGTTGTTCATGGGGTCAGCCCTCCTGCATCGTGAGCCGCAGGCGCAGGAGCCTCGGCATCAGGTCGGTGCGGACGTGGACGTGGTCCGCGTCCGGCGCGGAGGTGAACTTGTCGCTGCTCAGGTAGCCGAGCAGATCGTTCAGTTCGGCCTGCGCGGCGGCGAGGGAGGCTCGCGCGGCGTCGCGCTCGGCGGTGAGGCGGTGGATGTGGTTCATCGGGTCTTCTCCCAGAGAGGAAGCCCGGGGCCTGATCGCCCCGGGCATGACGGTGATATAGGGCCTGAGGCCCTATCTGTCAAGGCAGCTTGACGGTGATGTTCTCGATGCGGTCGGCGGGGATCTTGCCGCGCGAGCCGTCGTCGTTGGCGAACAGGTACTCGTCGCCCCACGAGATGTCGTCGTAGCCGTTCGCGTCGATCAGCGTCGCGTCGATCTCCTGCCCGCGCTTGAGCGGCAGGAGCTTCTGGAAGTCGAGCTTGAAGAGGTGAGCCGCATCGCGGATCGCGTCCTTGCGCGTGGCGCAGCGCGCCCACGAGCCGACGCCGTTGCGGCGTATGATGCAGATGTACGACATGGGGTCTTCTCCCGTTGCGCTGCCGGGACCATTCCCGACGGCATGGATCAGAGTATAGGACACGCGGTCCTACTTGTCAAGTCGGCCTCTTCTCGCGTTCCAGAAGCTCGACGATGGTCTGCGCCCAGCCCGGCACCGGAGCGCCATCGCGCTGGAGCCAGCGACGAACCGTGCGCGCGTCGATACGCGCGGTTCGAGCGAACCACGTCTGCGCTCCGTTCGGGTCTCCGTACAGCGCCTCGATGCGCGCGCGGAACTCGCGGCGCGAAAGCCTCTTTGCCATGTCTGGTCCTCCTGCTGGTTGAAGCGCGCACACATAGGGCTGCGCGTCCTCGTCGTCAAGCCGTCGCTCGATAGATCGTCGTCGGCTTCGTCACGCCGGGCTTGATCGTTGAGACGACCTCTCCGCTCTCGACGAGCGACTTGAGGATCGCGTCGCGATCTCGACCGAGGAAATGCGTGCGACGAATGAGGTCGCTCTTGCTGATGCCCGCATCGCCAGCCGCGCGGATGATCTCCATCGTGCGCTTCACGCGGCTCTCCTCGGGATTGTCCGCGACGTGGCGGTCGATGCCGTCGCAGAGAAGATCGACGCTGCGCTGGACGACGACCTCGGCCCAGCGAACGTCCTCCAGCACGACGCCCGGCGTAATCGGATTGCGAGACACCGCGCGTATCATCGCGACGCGCGCGACGTGTTCCCATTGCCGAGCGAGTACGCTCGTGAATGGAGTGCCCGCGAGATCGCGCAGCTTCGCGGTTATCTCCTCGTCGAGCGCCTTCATCGCCGCGCGCGCTTCGTCGCTGAACGGCACGGTCTCGACGTGCGATGGCGGAATGTCACCGGGCTGCATGAGCGTCGAGAGGTTGCCGCGCTCGACGCCAGCGGGCCACGCGATAGTGCGAAGCGCGTCGATAAGATCCTGCGGTATCGCGCTCGACGCCTCGATCTCTTGCGCGTCGGGATAGCTCTCCTCGGTAGAAAACAGGAGGAAGCGCGCGAGCGATCCGTCAGCAGCGTTGCCGCTCTGGAGCGCCGACCAGAACGCGCCCGGCGTCGTCGTGCCGTGCAGGCACACGCACGGCTCGATGATGTCGCGGCGCGGGCGCTCCTTCTGGTCGGCGTATTCCGTGCCGAGGAAGACCGCGTCTGCGCTCGTGTACAATTCGGTCAGGTGATCGATGATCTCGGCAAGATGTTTCGGCGCGCGCTTGCGGTCGGTGATCGAGGACAGGAACATGCCGAACTCGTCCTGCTGGAACAGGATCGCGGGATGGCGATAGACCGCAGAGAGCAGGCCGGAGCCGGACGCGAGCTTGTTGCCGCCGAGGAAGCCGCCGAGGCCAGCAGCGGTGAATGCGCGAGCGATCACGTTGCGCGCAGAGTTCTTGCCAGCACCAGAGTCCGCGATGCCGACGACGTAGACGTTCGAGCGCAGGCCGGTGGGTGTCTGGTAGCGCCGCCCGGCCAGCACGCCGATGGCGGCGATGGACGCGCCGACCGCGAGGACAGGCTGAGGCCTCCTCGATGATGCGATGATGCGGTCGTAGAGCATCTGCATCGCGCCGCCGAGATCGAAGAAGCCCGCGCTCAGGCGCTCCGCCGCTGGCTCAGGAGCAGCGGAAGGCGCGGGGGGTGCCTCCGCTACCTCCGGCCCGGCTTTCGTCGCTGTACGGGCTTCCAGCGAGGCCTTGAGCGCGTCCGTTGCGATGAGGGCTGGCGCGCCGACGCGCGAGCGCAGCCACTCCGTCGCGGTCTCAAGATCGGAGCCTGCCGCCGCCATCACGAGGTCGAGCGGCGTGTGGTTTGCGCCCGCGCCCCAATCGGTGATGCCTTCGCGGTGGATCGAGACGTTCGGGCGCTCGCAGTTTCGCCAATGCGCGACCACGCGATACGAGCCGTCACGCCGCGCCTTAGCCATCGGGAAAAGCTCCGGCACCCAGAGCGAGAAATCCGCCATCGCGCGGTCGTTGATCTCTCTCCAGTAGCTGTCGCCCTGATCACCGACGACGCGCTTGCGCTCCGGCTCGCGATCCTCGTCGGTCTGGTACGGTCGCACGACGCGCTCGATCTGCTCGACGAGATCGGCGGGTAGCTCGGGCAGTTCGCGCGCGCTCGTGTTCTCAAGCGTGTCGGTCGTCAGCCACGAGTATTCCATCCCATCGGGGTGCTGCGTCGGAGGCAGCACGGTCTGACGACCGTGAGCAAGAAGCTCGATCACCGACTGCTGGCCGACGTTCCACTTGCGCGAAGGAAGCTCGGTCGAGAAGCGGTAGAACGCGGTGTAGCCTTTTGCTCCGCGCTTGCGGACTGGCGAAGGCGGCAGCAGCGCTTCGAGTGCCTCGCGCAACTCGGGCGGGCCGTAGTCGAAATCGACCGCGATCAGGTTCGACGCGCGACCGAGCGCGACGCAGATGCCAGCGTCGGGCCAGCCGCTCCAAAGGTCGATCTCGAAGCTCGTCGGCTGGCGCTCGCAGAAGCGCTGCCAGTCCGGCATTCCGCGCCACTCAGCGCGCGTGAACTGGCCGGGGCGCTTCTCGCCCGGCACGATGGGAATGACGGAGTAGCCGAGATCGATCAGTCGCTGCGCGATGCGCGCGTAGGAGGAAGACACGATGGCACCTCGTTTGATCTTGCGTACCATCCGCCGCGCAGGAGCGCGTGCCACTCGGCCTCGGACAGGTAGCGCGGTTGAGTTGATTTCGAGCCGCGCACTATAGCGCCGGTCGGCGTAATTATGTCAACGATCAAGAAGTCGCCAAGCGGCGAAGCCCATACATCGCCGCGCCTCGGCACTTCGCGCGCTGTGCGTCGATATGCGAGCCACGCGCGCAGCGTTTCAACGGCAAGCGACGCAAGCGTGGCGGAAAGCGTTGCAACGATGAACGCGATCATAGGAGCGGCGTGACGCTCACGACCACGAGCGCCTGCGGGCCGTACACCTTGCACGAGGTCTTCTCGACGACCTGAGCGTCGTCGAGATACGCCACGCCGTTCAACCCATCGAGCCACGCCTTCTCGATGTTGTCGAGGTCGGGCTTCTTCGTCGGCCTGATCTCGCCGCGCAGCGCCGCCTGCTTCTTCTTTTCCGACCACGAGGCCGGAGGCTCCAGCACCGCTCGCAGCGTCACCGCGACGGGGCCGCTCATCGGATTGAGCGATCCCATCTCCGCGCGAGCGAGCGCGCGGATTGCCTGTTCATAGCTTCGCGTTTTCTCCGGCGTGTACAGGCGCACGCCGAACCTTGTTCTTGCTGCGCGCGCGCGCCCTTTTCCTTGTGGCGCGCCGGTAAGCGTGAAGATGAGGGTCATCGAAAATTGCCTCCGAGCTTATGGACGAGTCTGTCGTCGCGCACATGCGGCGGATCATGGAGATCGAGAACTGCTTCGAGCCGTTGAGCGCGCTCGCGACAGTCGAGTACGAGACGCCGAGCCGCGCAGCGAGCCACCTCATGTCGCGTGAGTGCCGCACGAGCCACGCTCGCACGCGGCAGCGCCAGTCGAGGGGCGCGCATGATCGCAGCGCGATGAAGTCGTCGATGGTGACGCGACCGCGCGTCACGCGCTTGATCAACGCAGCGTGCGTTGCGCTGGGCGTGCGCTTTCCGCTGCACCAGAGAGTGATGCACGATGGCGAAACGCCGAGGCGACGCGCGAACGCCACGCGCCTCGTGCTGGTCTCTGTCAGGTAGTCCGGGAGCTTCATGCCCCGGCTCTACTCCAGCCGCGCTGCGGCGGCAATTTCCAACGAGGTCAAAAAAAGATTTGACAGGTCTGCGCGGGGCGCGTAGAAGGCGCATCGTGAGTTGAGCGAGTCGGGCTGTCCGGCGAGCAAACGAAAACGAAAGGAACTGAACATGGCGACCAAGATCAACGGCAAGTCGAAGGCCGCGACGAAGCGCGATGTCGCGGACATCGCGGCGGACCTGATGGCTGCGAAGGCGGCGGAGAGCGCCGCGAACAAGGCCCGCGTCACGCTGGAGGAGGAGTTCATCCGCGTTTCCGGTTTCGACAAGCCGGAGGGCAGCCAGACGTTCAACGTGGATGACTACAAGATCGTCGTCACGGCGAAGCTGAACCGCAAGCCGACCGACCTCGACAAGTTCGTCGTGCTTGCGCTCAAGGAGCTTCCCGAGCCGCTTCGCCCGATCAAGACCAAGGTCGAGATCGACCAGACCGGCATCAAGTATCTCGCGCAGAACGAGCCGGACCTGTACGCGCGCATCGCGCCCGCGCTGGTCGTCGAACCGGCGAAGACCTCCGTCACCATCGTCAGGAAGGAGTAATCGATCATGGCGATCTCTCTCGCATCCCTGCGGCGCACTTCGGTGCGCCGCCCCCCGCGCATCTTCCTCTACGGCATCCACGGCGTCGGCAAGTCCACGTTCGCCGCCGCCGCGCCATCGCCGGTCTTCATTCAGACCGAGGAGGGACTCGACGCGCTCGACGTGGAGGCGTTTCCCCTCGCGCGCAGCTTCGACGACGTGATGTCGGCCATCGGAGCGCTTTACGAGGAGGAGCATGAGTTCAAGTCGGTCGTCATCGACAGCGTGGACTGGTTGGAGCAGTTGATCTTCAAGGACGTGGCTCAGGAGCAGAAGGTCAGCAGCATCGAGGACATCGGGTACGGTAAGGGCTACACGTTCGCGAGCAGCCGCTGGGCGACGCTGCTCGAAGGCCTCGACCTTCTCCGCAACGAGCGCGGCATGGCCGTCGTCCTGATCGGCCACGCTCAGATCAAGCGGTTCGAGGATCCGATGGTCGAGGGCTACGACCGCTACAGCCCCGACCTCCACAAGATCGCGAGCAGCACGCTCTGCGAGTGGTCCGACATCGTCGGCTTCGCGAACTTCCGCGTCGCCACGAAGCAGATCGATGCTGGCTTCAACAAGAAAATCGCGAAGGGCGTCGGCTCGGGCCAGCGCACGCTCTACGTCGAGGAGCGGCCCGCATTCACCGCGAAGTCGCGCTGGCGCATCGGCGCGGACGTGCCGCTCGACTGGGCGACGCTCGCGGCGCGCATCGACAAGGCGCAGGGCGGCGAGGATGCCGCTCCTGCCGAGGAACCTGAGCAGCAGCCGCAGGCTCAGGAGACGCAGGCGAAGTCGCCTGCGAAGCGCGGCAACAAGGCCCCGGCGTGACGCCGGGGCGAAACAGGAGCGACTAGCATGAGCGACGACAAGAAGACGACGAAGGCGAAGCCGAAGGCCGAGGCGAAGGAGCCGACCGTGTTCCTCGTCTATCGCGGCGAGATCTCGGAGGTCTCGCTGTTCAGCGGCGCGAACGACGCGATGGACGCGATCACGAAGGATCGCGACCTCAAGGTCGAGCGCGTCCTGATGAAGCGCGGCAAGCGTCGCGCGAAGGCGTGAAAACGATGGGGGCCGCGATGGTCGCGGCCCCCTCGAACTCTGAAAGGAAAATCGAATGGCACAACTCGGAAACACTTTCATCGCAAGCGAGATCCCCGAGGGCAGCGACTACTCGCCGCTCCCGGTCGGCGACTACCGCGTCGAAATCGTCGCGAGCGAACTCCGCGCGACGAAGGCGGGAGACGGCCAGTATCTCCTGTTGGAGATGCAGATCCTCGACGGCGACTACTCGGGTCGCAGGATCTGGGATCGCCTGAACCTCTGGAACAACAACCCGACGACCGTCGAGATCGCGCAGCGCACGCTCGCGTCGATCTGCCGCGCGGTCGGCGTGCCGTCGATCAACGACAGCGAGGAGCTTCATCTGCGCCCCTTCATCGCGAAGGCGCGCATGACGAAGAACAAGCAGGGCGAGACGCAGAACTCGTGGTCCTATCGCGGTGAGGGCGACGAGACCTCCGCTCCCCCCGCGCGTGCGGCTCAGGCGAACCAGACGGCTTCCTCTCGACCCGCCCCGGCGGCTCAGGCGAAGCCCTCGGGGAAGCCGTGGGAACGCAAGCGCTAACACAGGGCGGAGCGCCCCCGACACGGTCCTCAGCCTTCCGTGTCGGGGGTTGCGCTCGAACCATGAAACAGAAACCGATACATCTCACGCGCGCCGTGGCCGAGCGCCTCAACGAGGGCGCGCGCACGACGAATGAACTGAAAGCGCTTTTCGAGCCGCTCGGCTTTGATGCGTCGAAGGTTCGTCGCGCTCTTGGCGGCGCGCGGCGCAACGGATGGGTGCGCTGCGTCTCGACATGCGGCTCGCACGACGCGCTCTGGGAGCGCACCGACGCACCGCTGACGCTTGTCGGCAGGCCGAAGGGCTACGACGTTCTGAACGAGCAGGCCGACTGGCGACAGCAGGCGCGTCTCGCGGATGATGCGTTCGCTCGACTGATCGGTGTCCAGCGATACGAGGACGTGCGCTTCGTTTCAACGAGGAGGCGATGATGGTCAAGGTGCCTGACATGCAGCGCGATCCGCTGCTCGACGCAATCGACGCCGCGATGGAGAAGCGCGAGCAGGATCAGCAGAGCTTCTCCGGTAACCGCGAACATCTCGGCGCGAGCGGCATCGGACATCCGTGCGAGCGCAAGTCGTGGCTCGACTTCCGCTGGGCGTCGAAGCGAAAGATCCCGGCGAAAGGCCTGCGCGCCATCGAGGACGGACATCGCGGCGAGTACATCATGGCGGAACGCATCCGTCTGGTTGATGGCGTGACGCTTGTCACGCACGAGGCCAATGGCAAGCAGATCGGCTTCGCCGATCACGGCGGCCACTTTCGCGGCTCGCTCGACGGAATGCTGACTGGCTTGCCACAAGCGCCGAAGACGAAGCACGTCTGGGAGAGCAAGGTCGTCAACCAGAAGAAGTTTGAAGATCTCCAGAAGCTGAAGCGAGACTGGGGCGAGAAGGAAGCCCTTAAGCGCTGGGACATCGTCTACTACTCGCAGGCTCAACTCTACATGCACTACCTCTCCGCGCCTCGTCACTATCTGAACGTTGGCAGCCCCGGCGTGCGCGAGATGACATCGTGCCGCACCGATTACGACGCGGATGTCGCGCTGCGACTCGTCGCGAAGGCGAAGCGCGTGATCAGCGCGGCGCAGCCCCCGGCGCGCATCAGCGACGACCCTGCGTGGTTCGAGTGCAGGTTCTGCCCGCATTGGTCGATCTGCCACGAGCCGCGCGTTGCCGCCGAGTCGAACTGTCGAACGTGCTTGCACTCGACGCCGCGCGATGACGGGTCGTGGCATTGCGCGCGTTTCAACATCCTGCTCGACGCCCCGACCGGCGGGCAGGACGGATGCCCGTCGCACCTGTTCGTCCCGGCCCTCGTGCCCGGCGAGCAGACCGACGCGGGCGACGACTGGGTCGAGTACCGGCTGCGCGACGGCACCGTCTGGCGCGACGAAAAGAAGGCTTGACGGCTAGGACCGGAGGCCCTATATAGGGGCCTCAATCGAAGGGAATCCAACGCAATGGCAATCGAACTCCGACACTACCAGCAGGCCTCGATCCAGTCCGTGTTCGACTGGTTCGGCGAGCGCGACGGCAACCCGCTCGTCGTGCTGCCGACCGGCACCGGCAAGAGCCTTGTCATCGCTGG